ATGGACAAGCAAAAAACGAAATTCGGTATAATAGAAATTATGCCAAATGGTAAAATCTATGGGTATGTTAATGTAACAGAGTTTACTGATGCCAAAGAAATAGAAATTATTGAAGATTATATTGATATGGGTTATCTACCAAAAAAAACAACATATAGTTTAGTTGGTGGAAATGTATCTAGTATAGATTTTAAGTATTTAGATGAAGATGGATTTCCACAAGAAGGTGAAATGCCTTATGTAAATCATGGCATTCTTTTAATGAAAACTATACTAAATAAATATGTACCTACTCAAGATAAGTAAAACAGGAAAAGTAATAGAAGACGATGGTATTTTTGGAATACCAGAGTTTAAGGATGTTATTGACTCTAAAGCATATGGTAACAGAGGTTTAATGTTTGTTGCCTACATAGCAGATTACGATTCTCCCTATAGACATTTTACAGAAGATGAAAGAATGCGTGCAGTTGCCAAAGACTTATACGGAACGTATGAGTGGAAGGGTATTAAAAATAAAAAAATTGCTAACGCAATTGACAAGTATAGGCAGTTACAGTATGACCCTTTGGACGCACAGTTATCTGCTTTTAATGAAAAGATTGATGAGTATACAACATTACTTGATAGAACTAAGATTAATATAGATAATGCAGCTGACATACAGAAAGTTATGATAGGTGTAGAAAAAATACTTGCTACAAGACAAAAGCTATTAGATTCTATAGAAAGACGTGGAGAACGTTCTAAGATTGCAGGTAATAGAGAGTTAAGTTATTTAGAAACTTTACAGAGTCAAAAAAATGTATGATATAAAAAAATATCAGCCATTAATATATAAAGGCGTGCCTGACCTTAATCCAGACAGTGTTGCATTTAAGGAATTTTGGGATATGCAAATAGACAGATGCAAGAATGGTTTTCAACCTAAAGGCATGGATAAGATTACTGGTAAACACTATTATTATCTCAATTTCTATAAAATTTTAGGTAGTGACGGTGAAGAAAATAATAGTCGTAAAACTCTTATAGCTCCTTGGTATCGAGATATGGACAAAATCTATTTTGATTTGTTTGATAGATGCAAAAGGGAAAACAAAGGTATGATTGTTATTAAAGCAAGGGATAAAGGGTTTAGTTACATGAACTCTGGTATTCTTGCTCATGAATACACAATGTATCCATACAACCACGTAGGTGTAGCAGCAGGTTTACAGGTTACTGCAACATCTTTTTTTGATAAAGTCAAAGCAGGTCTTAATAATCAAAATTCTAACTTTAGACATTCCACTTTAAAAGAAGGTGAAGAAGTACTTAAGTCTGGTTATAAAATAAAAGACAAAGAAGGTAAGTGGGGAGTAGGAGGTTTTCAATCTGTTATACACTGCCGTACTATGAGTAATCCTGAGGTATACAAAGGGGAACGTTTGTCTGTAATGGTGTTTGAAGAAGCAGGGGAGTTCAAAGAACTACTTAACGCATATATGTCATCTAAAGCATGTTTCATGGATGGTGATGTACAATACGGTGTTCCTATTATTGGAGGTACAGGTGGTGATATAGAAGCAGCGTCTAAGGATTTTATGGAAATGTATTATAATGCAGAAGCATTTAATTTAATACCATTATTTATACCTGCATCTATGTGTTATCATGGGTACTTTGATACTAAAACAGGTATTTCAGACGACGAAGGCGCAACTAAAGCACTTAAAGCTAGAAGAGAAAAACTACATAAGGCAGGAAATCAAAAAGGTTATAATCTAGAATTACAAAATTATCCTTTATCTGTAGAGGAAGCGTTTTTACAAACTAAAAATGCAAGATTTAACGCTGCTAAAATAAATGCACAAAGAAGCGAAATACTTAGCAACGAAGACTTACAAGGTCAAATACAACACGGTAGATTAGAGTGGGAAGGCGACGGTATGCAAGTTAAATTTGTTTTAGATAGAAATGGGCCGTACAAAATACTTGCACACCCTAAAACAGAACTTAAAGGATTAGATATAGGTGGTATTGATTCCTATGACCAAGATGAAGCGTCAACTTCATCGTTAGGTAGTGCTTTAATATTTAGAAGATTTTTTAATACAGAAATACCTGGAAACTACCCTATTGCTGAGTATACAGACCGTCCTGAGACGGCAGAAGATTTCTGGGATGGATGTCTAAAATTAGCCGTATATTACAATGCGAAAATGTTAATAGAATACACTCGTATTGGTATCATAGGATATTTTCAAAGAGCTGGTGGTAAAAAGTACCTTAAAGAGCGTCCTACAACTGCACATTCACCTAAAACTGTAAATAGAAATAGATACGGTTTGCAAATGAATAAACACACTAAAGCAGTTATGGAGCAATTTATGGAAACATATATAGAAGAAAATTGTGACGATATTTGGTTTATTGATTTATTAGATGAATTAGGTAGTTACGGTTTACGAAATACGGATAGAGCAATAGCGTTTGGATTGTGTTTAGTACACGATATAGATTTATACGACAAGCAAGTAAAACAAAACGAAGAAACTAAAAAAGATATTGGTTTTGTTTACTATAAACGAGAAAATGGAAGATTAATACCATATAAAAATTAAAAAATGAGTGAATTTCCAAAACAATTTGTGCCTGACAGCGAAAAAAACAAAGAATGGTGCGAAAAAAACATTGACGGTATAATTAGTCAGCTAGAACAAAACAATAGTGAAGGTTCTGTAAGCGATTACGATAAAGACGTTCGTAATTACAGGCTATATAATGGTGATTTAATATATGATGATTACAGTTATGTAACTGAACAGTATAAAATGCCGTCACCAGCAACTATGGGTAATTATCCGCTATCTAAAAACAAAATCGACCTTATATGTAACGAAGACCTTAGTAGACCGTTAGATAAAAGTGTTTTTGCTGTAAACCAAGATGCTGCTATACGAAAAGAGCAGTTTAAAGTTTCTTTAATAGCTAATGACTTGTTAAAAGAAATAAACTCAGAGCTAGAGAATAGTTATGGGATGGAACTTGACATGGATAACAAAGATTTTCCTATTCCAGACGACATTGACAGGTTTATGCGTTTTGAGTATAAAGAAGTTATAGAAGAGTCTATAAAAGATGGTCTAGACTATTTAGCTGAACGTTATCAAATGAAAAAAGTATTTCATGAAGGTATGCGTGACTTGTTAGTTACAGGTAAAGAGTTTTACAAAATTTACATAAAGGATGGCGACCCTTTCTTTAGAAGAGTTGACCCTAGAACATTTGTATACGATAAATCTATTGAAAGTGACTTTATAGAAGACGCACAATGGGCAGGTGAAGAAAGATGGTTAAGCGTAAATGAAATATTAGACGAATATAGAGATGAACTAGAAGACGAGGATGTTCGTGAACTAGAAGATATGCGTCAATCTACTACAGAAAACTTAGATAGATGGAATAACAAACACAATTGGGTTGAAATAGATAACTATAAGTCTGTTAAGATTAGAGTTGTATCAGCAGAATGGAAATCTATAAAAACTATAAGAGTTAAAGTATCTGAAAACAAACATAATCCTGAACATCCATTTCATAAAGTTGTAGGAGAAAAATACAAAAAAAGAAAAGGCGATGTTATTGATACTAAACATGTTGATGATATTTGGGAAGGAACTAAGATAGGTGGTAAGATACTTGTTAGATGCCGTAGAAGACCTAATCAAGTACGTTCTGTAGATGATGCAGGTACAACATCTTTATCGTATGTAGGTGTGGTTTTTAATCATACTACAGGGAAATGTACTAGTCTAATGGATATTTTACGTCACGTACAAATGTTATACAACATAGTTATGTATCACATAGAACTTGCATTAGCTCGTTCAGGTGGTAAAGCAGTTGTATATGATGTATCGCAAATGCCTTCTAATATAGGTATGGATATGCAAGAAGTTATGTATCACCTTAAAAATGATGGTATTATACCAATTAATACAAGAGATGAAGGTGGAGATACGGCATCGTTTAATCAATTCCAACAAATTGACTTTACCTTATCACAATCAGTGCAACAGTTAATAAACCTTAAAATGATGCTTGAGCAAACTGCTGGTCAAATATCAGGTGTTTCACCACAACGAGAAGGTGCAGTGGAGCAATATGAATATGTTGGTAACGTGCAACGTTCTGTTGTTCAGTCATCTATATCTACAGGTGCATGGAACTATTCTCACGGAATGGTTAAAAAACAAGTTATGGAAAAGCTTGCTAATCTTATGAAAATAGCTTGGGCAGGCGGTAAGAAAGCCGCATACATATTTGGTGATGCAGGATATAAGATGTTAAACATATTGCCAGAAGTTGCATTAAATGACTATGGTATTTTTATGGGTGACTCAGGTAAAGACGACGCTTTAAAAACACAAGTACAACAGATGTCACAAGCTGCGTTACAATCAGGTACTATTAGCCTTTTAGACGCTCTTAAAGTTCTTAAAGCTGATACAATGACTGAAGCACAAGTTATATTAGAACAAGGTTTAGACGCAATGAAGAAAGAACAGTCTAATATGCAAGAACAACAACAAGCTATGCAACAACAACAAGCTGAAGCAGAACAAGCTAAAATACAAGCTGAAACAGAGCTTAAGAGAATGGATATTGAAGGACGTATACAAGTGGCTCAGATTAATGCAGAAGCTCGCATACAAGCTCAGGAAATAGCTTCAGACGCAAGTAGAGATATGGATGATGTTAGAGAGAAAAATAAACTTACAGTTGAAAAAGTAAAAGCTGATTTTAGCTCTCAACAAAAAGAAAAAGACAACGAACATCAAATAAAAATGGAGTCAAGAAAAAGTGTTGAAAAAAAATAATATATTTGTAAACACAAAATAAGCAAAAAAATGGCAGAAGAAAGCAAAATAATTGATGAGGTATTAAGCAGTACCGAAGAAACTCCTAAAAGTGAGGGCTTTGACCCAACATCTTTTATGACAGGTTCAGAAGATAATGTTAATAACTTATCTGAACAACCTCAATCAGAAACACCGCAAGCTGAAGAAACGCAAACAGCTGATAATGAAGACGATGGGTTTTCATGGGAATCAGTGGAAGTGGAAGAGCCTGTAGCTGAAACTGAAGCAGTTGTAGAAGAGGTTGTCGAAGAAACAGAAGAAGATTGGGATTCTGATGAAACTGAAAATGTTGAAAGTCAAGAACCTACAGCTCCTGAGTTGAATTGGGAAGAAATAGGTAAAGAAACTGGTATTGAGGCTGCTTCTAAAGAAGAATTTATCGAAAAAGTAAAAGACGCTTTAAAGCCTGCTGTACAAGAAAATGATGTTATTAAAAATCTAAATTCTTATTTAGAGTTATCTGATAAAGAATTAGTAATAGCAGATATGCGTGCAGCTAAATACGACAATGAAACTATTGAAGACACAATAGATAGATTAGACACAGCTGGTCTTTTAAAGCGTGAAGCTACTATGGTAAGAAGTCAACTTACTAAGCACATACACAGCGAGAAAGACAGAATTCGTCAAGAAGAAAAACAAGCTGAACAACAAAAAACTGAAGGTGCTACAAAGTCAAGAAAAGAACTACAAAACTTTATTAAAGGTAAAGAAGAGTTTTTTGGAGGCAAAGTATCTCAGAAAGATAAGAAACAATTATACAATTATATAACTAAAGGGAATTTTGCCCAAGAAGTATTTGAATCTCATGCCAATGTTGCGGAGGCTGCCTTCTTATGGCGAAACAAAGAAAAGATTTTTAAGATGGTTCGAACGCAAGGCGTAGAACAGGGAAAATCTAGAATTCTGGATGGTATAACATCACCATCAAAAGGAAGTCGTTCTTCTAAGAGTTTTGAAGCTCCAAAGAAAGGCTTTGACCCTAAGAAGTTTTTAACGTAGAAATGTTTATAAAACGATTAATAAATTTTAAAAATTAAAACAAAATGAAGGTTTATAATGCAAAATATGACCCTGCGTATAACACGGCTGACAATTCACTCGTGCAAAATATGCTAAAGTACCCTGAGATTGCGAAGAAAATCATTGAATTGTACCCTCGCTACTCTATGACGTACTTACTAGAACGCCTAGGATTTGGTGCTTCTGAAAAAGTAATTGGTGGAAGCTCTTTTGAGTGGAAAATCATGCAACGTTACAAAGCTCCTGCTGTATTAGAGGTTGCTTTAGCTGCAGATAAAGCTGTAGGTGCAGAATCTACTCTTTCTATTCGTTCAACTGTAGCTGATGACGAATATTGTATGTTAGCTGTAAATGATGTAGTTCGTTTTGAATGTGGTGCTACAGCTCTTGTAACATCAGTTGGTTCTATTGTAGACACTGGAAATACAGATGTAGTTGTAAA